TACGCCTATCTTTCCGTCAGAGAGCACCTGTGCTGCTACAAGTGCTCCTGATCGTTTAGTAGGTGCTACATCGAAAGCCAAGACGGTTTGATTTCCGACTGGTAGCACTAAGTCTGATTGACTACAAGCTTCTATTGAGCCGTACACCCATGGAGATTGAAGTGAATCGACCCATTGGCAAAGCATTTCTGTTCGGGTGCTCTCTACGGAGTTAGTAGCAACTGCTTCTTCTAAAGTTTCAGATGTAATCAAATGTCCAAGCGCAGGATTGGCCATAGCCCACGCTTTTTTATCATGTATTTTACAATGTTGAGGGGCTGAGTACTCATACCAGCCAAATGACTTACTAGGGTAGGAAAGAGCTGATTCTCTTAGTTCATTAAGTACTGTAGAGAAGTAATCGCCAGCATTTGAACATGTAAAGGTCATTCCACCGGTTGCGCGGGTAGTTGGGCGTGCCGCTTTCCATGCTTCTTCCGATACCTCGCGGAGTTCATCTACGAAAAGAAAATTAGCGGTCTTTCCCCGGGTGCCATCCCGGGTGGCTGCAAGGATCTCGTATCTTGCACCTGTTTTTGTAGTTATTGATTCTTGACCATTAGCGTATCTAATAGATCTGACCTGATTAGCAAGAAAGTCATTATCTTCGACTATGTAAGCTACATCGCGAAAAGTTTGTAAAGCCATATTCCTGTTAGAACTTATACCTATGACTGACTTAGAATTCCATAAGAACAAATGTGCCAATATAAGCATACGAGCTAAATGTGTCTTTCCGTTCTGGCGTGCAACCAGTAAAGCTGCAGTCTTTCTAATGAACTCCCCATTCTTACCAACCTTGAGCATGTCGTCTAATACCCAGCGTTGGTAAGGTAGGAGTGGAAGACCGATCCTCTCTGCAAGATCGGCCACTTCTTGTGATTTTGTAGCTCCTTTAAGCAAAGGTGTGTGTATTCGAGGCTTTAACGCGCCTACAAGGGGCTTTTGTTTTGTCCCCAGTTTGATTGGTATGACTTCTGCAGCAACTTCGCTCATATAGGCCTTCTAAGGCTTCTCAAAGGGTGATTCAGGTACGAGCGTGACTGTTTTAGAGAGAGAAAGGTCAGGAAGAACAAGGGGGTCGAAACTCCCTCTAAAAAAACGACTTCCTTTGCGCCTATTGCACTTGCCACAGATTGACAATAAGTTGTCATTATCGAACACATCCCCACCCTTAGATCGAGCAATCAAATGATCCACTTGATCGGCCTGACCACCACACACATAGCATTCATAGCCATCACGCTGCAATACCTCTAAGCGTTTGTTCTTCCACTTCTGAGTACCTAACACTCTATGCTTAGTACTCATTAGTGCCATCCATACATATCAAGGTGCTCTGCTGCCTTACACGCATTAGGCTCACCATTAACATATCCATATCTTGATCCAATATAGCGCATTGACCACACTATCTGTTCTTTGGGTGTAAGCAGTAACACTTTAGCGTTACGCATTTGGGCTAACCCATAATGACTACCATTAACAGCTAGGTAATTCCAACGACTTTCTCTTATTATCAAGTAGTTGTAACAATCAAATTGGTCATAAGTCTTAAATGAATTGTATGCAAATAGCTTTAGATTAGGTATTGAATTATCAGCAGAATAAGCTCTTTCAAGGCCAATAATTTGACTTACAAATACAAGTGTCACAATTAGCGAGCACCTCGCGAGCGACCCCTTCAGGGGCTCGCGTTTCCGCCTTGAGGGCGTATGCAAGCTAGAGCGTATCATATACAACCAAATCACTCAACATTATCGCGTGTCGTAAGCGTGCGTAATGTTATTGCTTCATACATGCCATTAGTACCGGGAAACATATCATCGAGAATATCGCCATCTTGATAGTTAAGTAAATCTAATATCCATGAGTTGAATGCAAGTGGTTTAGCTCCTACTAATCCTTTACGCATTGACCTTGCACAGCTGAGCCAATCTCTAATCATTGGTTTTCTTTTGTAATCTTTCCTACCACCATGTAGCAATACTGGTTCCCAAGCATATTGAACAGTAATAGCTAGTATTTGATGAAATGTCTTAGTCCATACACATATACGAAGATTTGGGTAAGCAGCTAGTATCCATGACAAATCTGCAGGATTACAAGATAAAGCAAAACCATCAGGATATTCCTCATATAACTTGGCTATTAAGTCTAAATGACTTTGTTGTTTATCCCACACTTGAGCTTCATCATGTAATTTTCCATACAACCTTTTACCATGTTTGTAATATGGTGGGTCAGCATATGCGAACTTCATAAGCCTACAATCTGCGTGTCATCACGCTTAGGATAAGCAACTTGTAAAGGCCATGCAACATGTTGAGTTTTATCTAATAAGTAAATGTAACGATGTTTCTTAGTACGAGGTTTCCACACTCCTGTTAAATGTCGCTTAATCTTTCCTCTAGAATGTTTGATAGTACCGCCATACCAGAAGTCTGTAGCAGGTGGTGTTAGGCCATAGTAATTGAAGTTAGCAGCTTGATAGATTGTGCCTACATGCCTGCTTGAATCAGCATAACTAATTACAGCTTTAATACCTAGCTTCTTTAACTCTCTTAAACTATAGGCTATGAACTTAGAAGCTATATTGCTGTGATTTAATGAGGGTTCAAGTACAAGCCTAGACATCTCAACAAAACAAGCATAATTACCTCGAGGTAAACCAAATGCACTTTGAGCTGAATTAGGTACTGATAAAGGTGAATAGACTACAGCTCCTATTATCTGATAATCCTTGATAATGCCAAAGCAATACTGACCTATGAATCGTTTATTGCCTAAATAATGATAGGCACTTACAAGCTTGTAAGCCTCGCTATAGCTTATGCGACCGAACTTTTGGAGCGATGGGATCAGATTTGAACTGTCATCCACTAACTGGAAGGCTAGTTGTGTTGTCATTTACACCACCATCGCAAGGTTTTCACTTCATGTCTATCAGCATACAGGTATAACAAGGTTCGCCATCAAACTGCCACGATCCGCATTGATCACATCGACTGACCTTTGCATCCTTATTGATAGCTTCTGCAAGGTTCTTTGTACCTACAGCGCAGCATTCTAAACATTGATATACCTTGAATCCGTCTGGTGAATCTGTTTGATCCAGCCAGACGAACTCTGTGACACGCTTACAGCCATTACATTTGAACTTGTCCACTTATGGTATCCTGTTGATACAGCCACAAGAATAGCATCGTAGAAGATCGCCCTCGTGAAGTAATCTATCATCGTTGCAGTTATCGCATTTCTCTGCTTGTCCTGTCGGTACGACTGAAACGCCATCATCGTTAAAGGTGGCTTTCAGTCCACTACCATCAATTATTATTAATTCTCCCATTATTCACCCCCTTTACCTGATTCAAAATCATCGGGCCAATACCAAGTGCCTGCACTTGTGAGTTTTGCCCACTTAGCTTCACATTGGTCAGGTTTTGATGCAATACATACATACCCTGCGTATGCTTTACCTGTTGCCTTAGCTACACCTTCTTTTTTTACCATATCACCATGGCGGCAAGTAAAACTAACATCAACCACTTCACCAATCTGAGCAATAGTTTCGCCAACTGACCACTCAATAGGAACAACAACCTCAGCATTAGCTTTAGATTTCTGCTCCACAATATGTAGCGCCATTTCCATCGCAGCCGATTTAGATCCGGGTGAACTGTATTTAGGTTTGTAGTCATCTACTTTCCTCATATCATCCTTTGTTGCAGTCTTATCAGAAGCTTTAAGTAGAGCTAGGCAACGACCATAAGAGCTGGTTGTTACATCCTCTGCATAAAACCGTTGCATGTGTTTAGGATATTCACTCTGTCTGCCTCTAGCTATATTCATAACAGCAGGGTGAAGATCATTAACATCTCTAAATACACCAGTAGTTACAATAAAGATTTCATCAATTACTTGACCTTCTTTATTGCTGATTAACTTATGCTCTTTGTCGATAATTTGTAGACTACCCATAGGGTAATTTGATACAAACCATTTGTTAAGAGTGGCTACATCTTCATAATTTGATAGATCAATTACCATCGTCTATTTCCCATCCAAATTCTGCATCTGTTTGTGCATCGTAGATAGTCTTACTGAGAGCAACATAGGCGAGCAGGTCTTTAAGTGAATCTTCATGGGATGGAGTTTCACTAAGCCTAGCGATCTTGACCAACGCCATACATAGAGCTGCTTGGTGTGGCTGGACAGGGTAATCGAGATAGGCAGACCATAGGTCAGCAATTCTTTTGTGATTAATTGCTGGGTGTCCGTAGACCGCACCGCGATCATGGATTGTACTAATGACTTCACTAAACAGCTTCTCAGTTGTTGTCGGCATTAGTCTGATTATCTATCATTCGTCTGTGCATATCCCAGCCATCTTTACGGCCGCGCCAGTACATTGTTTGCTTAGCGTTCTCATATAGACCATAAGCCCAAATGATTGCAACCATAGTTGCTATCCACCATAAGCCTGCTTCTTTAAGTGTCATGCGTTCACATCCTCTAACGCATCGATGTATGAAGGCAGTACTGATTGCATGTTGATAAATACAGCTTGTATCAACTGAGGGTCATTAGATTCTCTTGCCTTCGCAAGATTGTAGATAGAAGAATCAATCATTTTAGTTATGATTTTATCCATGTTAGTTAATCTCACTCTTTAGGTGGTCGATTAACACCTTCATTTGTTTAGTGGTAATAACACTTTCTAATGCACCTGCTAGATACTCAGGAGCATTATCGCCCCACTTATCTCTAGCTAGTTTAACCAGCGTATTAACTGTGTATTCAAGCTTTACTTCTTTTAACATGTTAGCCCTTTACTATCCACAGACGATCTGTGAATACATAAAGGATCCCACAAAGCAAGGACATTTGATAGGCAAGCTTCGGCGTGTCATATAACGATTAGATAACGATTAAATCCTCTAAATCGTCAATATGGTCATCAATCGTACGATCTTTATAGTCAGTTTCAAGCCCCATAAGATTTTCCTAAAGCAGTAAATGAACCATCCTTATTAACAGGAATAAGTGTAGGGGTGATGTTTTTACCATCTGATTCAAGGATTGCAAAGCCCATCTGCCAATTAGCTATACCTCGCGTATAAGCAGCTTTAGCCTTATTCATTAGGTTTCCTACCTCTATGCCATATAAGGCTCTATATGAGCCCCCTATGCCCTCAGAATAGGCACTCATACCTAGTCTATGGGTGTGACCACAGATGACTGACTTGCCTGCTCTTTTAGCTAGATTAAGAGCTGTCTGTCCAGCGTTAGCACTAATGTTTGCCTCGTCACCATGAGCAAGTATCCAACCCTTTTCAAATTCATAAAAACTCTTGTGATAGGTCATGCCCATCTCTTTGAATCCCATGAATGCAGGGTATTGAAGCTCAGGTAATGATATTAAACCGGGGGTCTTTAAGAGAGTAGAATAAAGCCTATCGGTATGATTACTGCGAATAATGTGCATTTCACGGCTGTACTCACCGAGATCCCAAAGGATCTGCTTACAAAGCTCACGATCAGCATGAATGGTCTGCTGATAAGCCAAAGGTGTTTTCTCAGCCCATCGACTAATGGTTTGAAAGTCAATCTCATCACCAACCACCAATACAGTATCAAATTTTTCCTTTCTTGCTAACTTAATTACATTCTTAACTGCTAATTCGTGATGGTACGGAATCTGGAGATCTGAAATAACTAAGTATCGCTTAATCGGTATCCTCATCGGGAGTAGGAATAGTTGGGATAATTCCTTGATCTCCTACGACCCAATCGGGCATAGAAGATGGGCTATCCATTAGTGCAAGTGCAATAGGCTCACTAAAACCTGCCTTGCGTGCTGCCTTGAACATTTCATGTTTGGCAATATAGAAAACCTCTAATTTACTTAAAGGATCAGGAGAATGGCGAACTCTACGCCTATTGATCTTTTTGCGCTTAGAAGGCTTGCGTGTGTTCGCCATAGTAAAATTATTGCTTACTAATTAGAATGAACAGATCATCGACACGCTTCTCTAACCGAGAAATTTGATCCTTGATTGATGAGCCGCCATTTGGGCGCAACTCAGCTAAATAGGACTTAATAACCCATCGTAGAGCCAATAATATACTGGTTAGTAAGGTGCTTATGCCTACGGCAATAGCGACTAAATCGTTTGCCGACATTATGCAGCATTGATACCCAGATCAGTATCTTTAGGATCTAAGGCTTTGATAAGTGGGGCTACTAGAGCTCCAAAAAGGACAGAGTATTCAGGCTTGACATTACCAGCAATAGCAAGTGCAACAGTTAAACCTGATGCAGCTACAGCTCTCAAATAAGACTTTAGAGCAGCCTTTGACTTTTTTGATAGTTTCATATTTTTCCTCCGATTAGCGGTACCTGAAAGTAGGTACTGTCTTGATCGCCCTTTTTTGTAAAACTAATGTGAATATGATGATCGTGCATGTTTATACCTTTGTACTCACGCCATGACCATCCTGCTTTAGGACTTGCAATTTTGCCTTTATGAATTATGTAAGAAATGCGTTTATCGGTTTCTGCATGATCCCTGAGCTGGTCAGCAAGATACAGCGAGAGCCCCTTTTGTGTACCCAAGTCAGAATCAATATCAATGGCTCGTACACACCCATCGATGTCTGGATTGTGATCTGAGAGGCGTGCGGAATGGCGAGAATCACCCACCCATCCATCACTTTTACGATCCCGATCCGGAAACCAATCATCGATTTGTTCTCTTAGCTGTACTCCAGCTTTGCATAACCAAGGTTTCAATTTATTTTCTCATTGTGATCTGTATTTGTGCAATCCCATTTAGCAGCTTTAGCATTTAATACTGCCTCTTCGTGGCATTTAGGCCATATAAAAATATCTTCTAAAGGTAAATAAGTGTAACCAACACCAGCGTAATTGCCTCTAATTTTGCCATTAAATGAAGTGCGCTTAACTTCGTAAGGCGTACCTTGTGCATAGTAAGTTTCAGTATCTAAACCATCTATCAATTCAGTTTCGTCTTTACCTGAAATAACTGCAACCACTATATTATTTTCCAAGTATGCGTAATATGCCATTATGCCCAACTTACTGTGTCTGATATACCGGCTGATTCAATTCCTACTGTTGTAAAACCACCTGCTGTTGTTGTTGTATAACTTACTCCTCCACTAAATGTTGGAGTTAATGTGCTACTAAATTTGATAGCGATAAATCCTTTACCACCTGAACCTGAATCTTGTCCACCGCCACCACCACCGCCTGTGTAAATAGTTCCATTTGTGCCAGCACCGCCAGCAAAACCGCCAGCTCCACCGCCGCCTGATCCACCACTACCATTATTTGTAAAACCTCTACCACCACCGCCGCCTGAGTAAGTGCCTCCACCAATTGAATTACTACTACCATTACCACCATTACCAGCAGCACTAATTGTAGCTGCACCTCCTACTGCACCGGCACCGCCACCACCACCGCCATAACTTGATACACCACCACCACCATCATTACCCTGAGATGGAGATGTTGATGGTGTGTTACCTGATCCACCAGCATAAGTATTATCAGAACCGCCACCGCCGCCTGATCCACCAGAACCACCTACTGCATTTCTTTGACCAGCACCACCTCCGGCTGATGTAAGTGTTGCAAAAACAGAATTATTACCTTGAACACCTGCGATGCTTCCTGATGTTCCGCCTGCGCCGCCTGCGCCAACAGTTAGTGTGTAATTTGTTGATAATGCAATTCTAAATTGTGATGAACCAACAGAAGTACGAAGACCACCGCCACCGCCACCGCCACCAGCCCAACCGCCACCGCCACCGCCTGCAACAATTAAATAATCAACATCTAATACAGATGGTGCGCTTGTTGATGTAGTTAAAGCTCCTGCAATTATATTGCCAATCATTATGCAACAGCTCCTGTAAAGAACCAAGTATTAGCGGCTACACGGATTGCAACGCAAGATTTGTATTGAGCTAAAGTTGGAGCAGACGAACTAGCACCACCTGAAACTATAGTAACGCCTGATCCTGCTGCAAAGGTTGCTAATCCTGCACCTGTATTAAGAAATGTAATTGCACTTCCTGATGCAGCAGATGTTAATGTTGAATCTGGTGCAATAGTTATTGTTTTAGTTCCTGATGCACCTGTCATAACAAGTACTTGATAAAGATCAGAATTGGCTACTGTATAAGTAGATCCGCCCTGAGTGTTGATAGTGAATGCCACAAGGCCGTTAAACATGCCTGATGTAAGTACATCACCGGTTGCTGCTGGAAATCCTGTTGCCATGTATTTTCTCCTTAGTAACTTAGTGTATTAGTTCCGAGCACGCCATACAAGCTTGACCCGATTAAAAACCCATCAATTATCGGTTCCAGCGTTGTAAAGGTTGTCTTCCATGAGTTCACCGATATTGAGTGTTGTACACCAAATACCTGTAAATTCTTGGTAATGCTTGATGTGCCTGTTGCAGCAGGTTGAGTAGTAGTAATACTTATAGGATCAAAATAATCAAGATCTAAAGCTGCAATAATGCCTAAATTATAGTTAGCAGAATATAAGTCCAAAGTCATGGCATCACATCTGATCGTGGTTTCCGCTCTGCTGGCAACATAAGCTAAAGCATAATTAAGCGCAGTACTTGTATTTTGCATAAGTAAATCATTTTGAGTGTAAGAATGAACAAAATACTTTGATATGGAAGACGAACTTATTGCAGTTTGAGTTGCCAATCCAATAGCAGTAATAGCAGCTTGATTAACTACTTGAGCATCATTAAGGAGCCATATAGCATTAAAATAAGAAATGTTTGTGCCGTTATCATTAAATACAGTTGCGGTATTAGCAGGTGTAGTTGTGCAATAATTTCTGTTTTTGAAAGTAGCTATGCCATTAGGATCGATATAGAATGCTCCGTACTCGGTGGTTTGTACAGTTTGAATGGCTGCTAAAGCACTTCTTTGATTACCCGGATCTGCTTGACATGTAGTATTACCAGTTTGAATTGATCTAAGTGATGTAGGCCAACCTACTTGATCTAAAATTCTTCCTATTCTCGTACCAGTATCTTCACCGGCTACAGCTCCACTTATTGTTGTTACTAAAGCATTTGAAAGTAATCGCATTCCATCGATTGCAGTTATTGTTGTATAAACTACATCTCCTACAAATTTAGGAGTAATTGTATTGTAACCCGTAATGTAACCGCTAAATAAAGGATAAGTTGTAGATCCGTATGTAGCAGTAATTTGAACTTTACGCATGGGGCTCAAAAGTCCATAGTACGGCCCTGTAACATTTTGCGGATTAAAGTCCCCGTTTTGATCCACAATACGCATTGTTAAAGTACCTGCTTGAAATTGATCTGCAGAAGCGTTACGACCTCGAGTAGTTTGAATTGAATCTAATTGATCTGATACATCAACAATTACAGATGATCCATCTGCAAGAATGTTTGTACCTAAAATACCTTGACCAATAATAAAAGCTTGACCAAATGAAGCTCCAGAACTAAAGTTAATAAAAGCATTAACTGTTGGGATTGCCATTAGAATCCATAACCAGCAGGGGTTGTTGAATATCCACCTTTGTTAATATCAATCATCGCTTGTTGTATTATGCGTACCATATTTGCAGAATCAACTGCATTAGAAGCATCTACTGTAATGTTATTAACTGTAGTGTTGTAAGCTTGACCAAATGGTGTACCAATAAAGTTACCAGCATTATCTGAGTTGCCAATACCTGCGCCACCAGCTTGACCAAATGGTGTACCAACATATCTACCACCTGCATCAAATCCACCTAATGCTCCAATAGTTTCAGAAGGTAGACCAGTAAATACTGGATTCTGTGATGTTGCTCCACCACCAGTTAATGTAGTTTTAGTACCTGTAATAAGTCTTTGCATGTTAGCAATCTGATTAATTAAATCTTGAATGTATTGAGGCCACTCTGAAAATGGGTTTAATGCTTTAGGTAAAGCAGAAATAGTCTTAGCAAGATCAGTAGTTTGTAATTGAGATATTAATAATTTTTGACTAAGTTGATCTGCTGCATCTGCATTTTTAGTTAATATCGCTAGTTGAAGGTCAAGTCTTAAACGCTCATCATCTGTAATTTTACCCTGTAATGCTGCATAGATTTGTATCTGATCTAAATCAAAAAGAGATCCTGCTCGATCTAATAATTTAGCAGCAGCAGCTAGTTTCTTTGCTGAATCTAATGCAGTCTTTTGTTGAGCTGTTTGTAGTTTTAATCTCTTTTGATAAGCATCATTTATCTTGTTTTGTGCAACTCTTTGTTTATCAGCAGCTTCATAGGTCTTAGTGTTGTTTTTCCATATTTCATTTTGAATAGCAAGGCGTGTTTCATCAACTCCTAAAAGATAATTCCATCCTTTAGTTACTGCACTTAGAGTTGAATTGATAAAACCAAGTCCTAAATTATCTAGGAAATTTCCAGTAGATAATTGAGCTAGTTTTATGAGAACCGCATCAACTGTATAACCAAAGTTTTCCATAGCATTTGTAGCGCCACCAATACCACGATTACCTGTTGCTTCTTCAAAGGCCATGACTAAGCCTTGACCTACAGTTACCTTTAAGTTATCAAAAGCTACATTTAGAATGTCTATTTTACCTGCATAAGTTTCAGCATAAGCAGCAGCTTGTCCACCTTGAAGAATTGCAAGTTGCTTAGTAATTGCTGCCATGTCTTTTGTAGCAAGCGTGGCTGCATCAAGACCTGCATTAAGATTGCCTAATCCTTTAGTATTACCTCTATATCCAGCACTAAGGGCATCAATTACCTCAGTTAAATTCTTACCTGTTCCTTTTGATACATCTATAGCTAAAGCAAGATCTTTTTGAGCTTGAGTTGCATCTCCTGTTGATGAATAAAGTTGAGTAAAAGCATTTGTTAAATCGTTATCCGCAACACCTGTAGCAAGAGATAATCGTTTAATTCCTGCTATAGCATCTGGAAATGCCATTAAAGATCCAGTATTTTTAAGAGTTATATTTAATGCTTTAGCACTTGCCTCTGCTTCAGTAAATGCTTTAACTGAATTTTGACCAAATGCAACTATTTTGTGAACAGCAAAAGCAGCAGCAAAGGTCTTGCCAACCTTTTGTACTGTCTTATCAAATTGAGATAAATGCTTTTGTCCTTTAGTAAGAGCTTTACCATCAAACTCGCTTACAACATTGACAAAGATGTTTTCCATTTTGGCCATTATGGTTTAGCCAATCTATTAAATTCTGTAATTGCACTATTGATTGAATTGATTACCGCAGGCATAACTTTGCCATTTTGCTTAGCCCATGCTCGATAAATCAATCTTCCTTTGAACTTGCCAGCACCTACTAATTGACCACCTAATGAATTAATAAATCTTAATCCTGCTTTTGGGTTATCTGAATGAGAGTAACTTCCTCCACCTTTACCTTTTGCACCTACCCATGGCTGACCACTTGGATTTTTACGACCAGCAGTTTCATAGATAGCTCCTGCTGCTGTGCTATTGACAATTCTATATGAAGATCTAAAGCCTTTATCGTTTGCTTTTGTACGACCTCTACGATAAACAATACCTTTTTTAATTGTTATAGCATCATAAGTTCTATCAGATAATGCCCATACACCAGTTTGATTCTGCCATTTAGATAATACTTTAAGTGGTACATAATCACGAGCTTCATTACGCACAGGCAGCATGACTGCACTTATCTCGCTATTCATTTTCTTGTAAAGATCGGGCGTAAATTTACGCATGGCTTTCTGAGTGTTAGCGAGGCCTTTTAACTCGACTGGCATTCTTCATCGCCTCATTTCGATCTTTTAAGACTTGGATAATGTTATGAAACATATCCTTATCTAATTCTGTTAATAACTGAGGAGCGATACCTGTTTCGACTGCCACAGCGGCAATCGTGTAGGTCATCGAACCTCTATCTAAAAATTTGCTTCGTCATCCAATACTTCGACCTTAGATAGTGTTTCCACAAATGCAAGGCCGAAAATAGGAACAGTTACATCTGACCTTCGCAAGCATTCCCAAG